TGAAGATCATGTGTTTCGGTTACAATACGCCTTTTCACTCCGATCCGTATGTTCACGCCTGCAACGCCGGGATGAATGAAGTTTTCCGTCACATCGAAGCGATGTCGCGGCCACAACCAAAACAAGAAACAAAGCCACCAGAAAGGGCAATCACGTCATGACAATGGATAATCTCAAACCCGCAACAGCGGACAATTTGGCGACCCGGTTAAAAAAGCTTTTCAAGAATGCTTCCGGCAAGTTCCCGTTCAATAACAAAGGATTTATTAAGCTTTATCGCTCGCCCGACGGTGATGGCGGAGCAGGCGGCAAAGGCGAAGGGGAAGGCGCAGAAGGTGGCGAGGGTGAAGGCGCAGGCGCGGGAGCAGGCGGCGACAAAGGTCAAAAGCCTTGGTACGATTCGCTCGATACCGATTTAAAAACGAATCCGACAATCACGAAATTCAAGAGCCCCGCAGAATTGGGAAAAAGTTACGTCGAACTACAAAAGGCTTTCGGCAAAGATAAAGTTGTCGTCCCGACGGATAAGAGCACTCCTGAAGAATGGGCCGCATTTTATAACAAGACCGGCCGCCCGGAAAAAGCTGAACAGTATGAAACGCCAAGCATCGAAGGGCTCCCCGAGGAATTGCAAGTCTCGGCCGATGAGCTCAAGATCATGAAGGATAAAGCTCATGAGCTCGGCATCAACAAAAAGCAATTCGCCGAATGGTATGCCTTCCAACAAGAAATGAAGATGAACAAATTCACCCAATCCGCAGGCAACGAGACGAAAGCCGTCAAGGCTACCGAAACGGCATTGCGTAAAGAATTGGGCGCGGCGTATGAATCAAAGATTGACCACGTGAACAAACTTTTGACGCAACACTTCAAAGACCCGGCCGCGATCAAGTTAATCAATCAGCATCTTGGTCGGAATCTTGGATTCATCAAAGGGATGTTGTCTTTGACCGGCGGCATGAAAGAAGATGGCTTAAACGGAAAAGGAAATTTCGCCGCGCTATCACCAGAACAGGCCAAGCTCGAATACGAAAAAGTCACAGCGTCAAAAGAATATAACGACGACGCCGCGCCGGGACATCAGGGAGCCGTCGATCGCGCTACTGATCTTCTCGTCATGATGGAAGCAGGCAAGCAATGAGCGAAATCGTGAGCGAAAAACAAAATTCCGAAATAGAGCTTGCAAAAATAAAATGTTCTTTATACAATTCGGTCATATCGAACGGATCAGCAGTTCAAAAGCAGGACGCCCTTAAAACGGCACAAGAAGCTTATTCGTGGTGCACGAATCACATCGGACAATCTGAAGCAAAGGTCGCCATCCCGGCGACCAAAGCTTCGGCCCCGGCGGTGAATTCGTCAAAGAAGTAAAGAATCACGGGAAAACGGCAACGCCCGCCCCACAATTTTGTTTTACCCGCCCGAGAGGATAACGGGGATAGAGTTAGGTTTTAACTTTAGTCTCTAAAATCTTCTAAAAGGGGTAATTCAAAATGTCGACTCCAGACACAATCTATGCAAAGCAGTACGGCAACAACGTCTTTTTAAAAGCACAGCAAGAAGGCTCCCGTCAAAGAAATACCGTCATGGTGAAAACCGGCGTCAAAGCTGAAGAAACCTACATGGATCAGCTCGACGCTTTTGATGCTTTAGCCAAGGGCGGACGCCTTTCTCAAACCGACCCGACAGCAATCTCTGTCACCCGTCGCAGAATCGCGCTTGAAGATTATTACATCGCCAAGGGCTTAGATAAATCCGACAACATCCGCACACTTGCCGACCCGACTTCTCCGACGGCCAAGAATGCGTCAAATGGTATGGGTCGCAAAATTGACGACCTTATCATCGCGGCCGCAACAGGCACGGCATACACCGGCAAAACCGGGACGACCGCCGTTACGTTCCCCGCAGGCAACATCATCGCCGCCGGCGGTGTTGGGATGACTTTGTTGAAATGGCTTCAAGGTCTTGAAATCTTAAACGGAAACGATGTCGATCCTTCCGATGAGAAGTTCTTGATTATCTCCTCGAAGCAGTTGACCAATCTTTTAAACACGACTGAAATCAAGTCGGCCGACTACAATTCGGTTAAAGCCTTGGTTCAGGGTGAGATCAATACCTTCTTAGGATGCAAAGTTATTCGAAGCGAACGCTTGGGCTTAAATGATTCTAGCGCGCGCAAGGTTCTTTTGTATTGCAAGAGCGGTATCGGTTTAGCGATTGGCGAAGATGTCACAAGCCGTATCGACGAATTACCGACGAATCACTACGCGAAGCAGATTTACTTCTCGATGAGCATGGGCGCAAGCCGTCTCGAAGAAGAAAAAGTCGTCGAAATCGATTGCGTCGAATCGTAATCATCGGCTTAGAAATTATTTTTTAAATAATTCCAAAAAGGAGCATTTCACATGGCAACAGTTAAAGGCGTCAACAGAACAAAGCAAGATAATCCGGGCGGGGCTAATGTCATCGCTCAAGGTTACAACAAAGCAAAGCTCGGCGTCATTTATGACGAATATGAAGCGGCGGCATTAGCGGCCGCGAGCATTATTCAGCTCGGTGATAAAATCCCGCAAGGTGCGACGGTTGTTGACATCTTGATCGCCACGGATGACTTGGCCGGCTCAACTGCCACACTCGACATCGGCGACAGCCATGACGTTGATCGTTACGCAACCGCGCTCGACGTTAGCACGGCCGCCGGTGGGAATCGTTATTCTTTAATGAATGACGGTAACATCGACGGGATCGGTTACAAAATCGGGACGAACACAGGCGACGATCAGCTTCAGGCAATCGTCAACACTAACGCGATCACCGGGACGATCAAGGTATGGGTCGTTTACGCCGTCTAATCAAACAGCAGAAAAAAGGAGCAAGGGAATGTTCAAGTTAAACAAGAATGCAATCATCGCAATTATGATGTTCGCCGTTCTTGCCTTGTCAAATGTCGCTTCTGCTTCAGTTGGAATCAGATTAGATGACGTTTATCAGGGCGAAGCGACCGAGATCAATCTTGATACCGGGGGAAGCATCACGACTAACGACGGAAGCAAGTTTCAGCTTCCTATCGTAAGCGCGGGATTAATCCCAACGGGCCAAGGTTTGAGCGGTAGCACGTCAATGGCCGATACTGACACAGCCGTGCCCGTCACGTATGCGTTGGTAAGAAAAGCAATTAGCTCAACGGTCAGCCTTGCCGGGACATTAGCAAACGGCGTCCCCGGTCAGGTATTGAAAATCGAAATTACGGCTCGGGCATCTTCCGGGACGTATATTCTTAGGCCGACAACGGCAACCGGCTTTACCACCGTAACCTTTGATGGTGTCGGTGATTATCTGACTTTACTTTATGTCAGCGATACAGTCGGTTGGATCGCTATTGGTTCGAATAGCGTCACGTTCAGCGGATAAACGAAACGCGGGGGCCGAGGGCGCAAAATCCTCGGCCCCGAAAACATATGATTAAAACACTCACCATTCTCGCCACGACATTAATCGTGGCTTTAGCTTTAATCCCGCCGATTCAGTTTTTTATTTATTTCCCGGATCAAAATTTATGGCCTTGGGCGATGACATTGATCGCATTTGCAGGCTTCTTGCTTTTCTTCATCAAGACGTCTTTTGCCGTTAAGGCCGTTAGCTTCCTTTCTTTTGTGAATTGCTTTGCGGTCGGCGGCGGCCTGCTTGCATTCCAGAATCACGCATTGATTGTGTTCGCATGTTATTTTTTTATCCTATACACGAAAATAGACTTTAAGATCACCGGCAAGGCGATTGCGGCGATCATATTGCTTAACCTTTTTCTTTTGATCGTCCAACATTTCAATGCCGATTCGATGCTTAACTTTGGGATCGATAGATCCCGCGTTCACGGTGTGGTCGGTCAGTCGATGCAAATGGGAAGCTTCAGCGTCATTTTATCTGCGGCGGCTTTGCCTTTTGCGTGGTGGATGATCTTCTTTCCAATAGTCACCGGCTTGATGATTGGTTCTTCATGGGCGATATTTTCTGCGGCCGTGGGGATATTTGTATTTTTTATGTGCATGGGATTGCGTATACTCGCCGTATTATTTGCCGGCGCGGTCATTGTTTTATTTCTTTCCGTTTGCATCAGCCAAAACAAGATCGGATCTAATTTGGGCATTGGCGGACGTGCCAAAGCATGGAAAGAAACTGCAAAGCTCACACTTGAGCATCCCGTAAAAGGGTGGGGCGGCGGAAAATTCAAGTATATCTTCCCGGCGTTAGGATCGAAACATCACAAGCCGTACACAACCGCACACAATTTCTTTTTACAGTTTGCCTTTGAATTTGGATGGCCTTTGACGATATTGGTCGGACTTTGCCTTGCTTGGTTATTCTGGAAGCTTATTGTGATCGGCGCATTCGATCTTGCGACCGGCCTTTCGATGATCGTCGTAAATGCTCAAGTTCACTTCCCGGATAGAATGATTCAGACTGTTTTAATAATCGTATTTTTTCTTGCAATGTGCCATAGGAGAATCGCCAATGACCGCACTTAGTGACGTCTCAATTTGTAACGTTGGCTTGACGCTATTATCAAGCTCGAGAATAACTGCCTTGACCGAGGACAGCGAAAACGCGAGAAAGTGCAATGCCGTCTATCAGATTTTACGCGACGAAATGATCGAGGGGCACGATTGGAACTTTGCAAAACTTCAGGCGACCTTGGGGCTTGTCGCTTCTACGCCTTCGACAAATTGGGATTATATCTATCAGCTCCCGACCGATTGCATCCGCGTTTATCGTATGGCAAACGACGGCGATTTTCAGGTATACGGTGACAAGCTCTACACAAACGAGACGACAGCGGTCATCGAATATTTCGCACGGATAACCGACCCGATGCAATTCTCGCCCGGATTTGCTTCTGCTCTTTCCGCGCGAATTGCCCGCGATTTAGCATATGGCATCACTCAATCAAGCACGGTCGCCGACGCAATGGCAAAGAATTACGAAGCACGGTATTCAGAAGCAAAGGCTTCAGACGCGCAGGCCGGCAAGCCACAGCCGCCGCTTAGATCATCTTTTATCTCATCAAGGGGATATTAAAAAATGGGCGCATCTTCTCGAGGAGTTGTCAATTTTTCAGCCGGGGAAGTATCTCCTAAGCTTCGCGGCCGATATGATTCCGTCCCGTACTATGCCGGCCACGAAACGCTTGAAAACGTCTTAGTCACAAATTTCGGATCTGTTTTTCGCACACCCGGGACGAAGCACGTGGCCCGGACAAAATACCAAAACAAAGACGCCCGGCTGATTGCGTTCAAATTCTCGCTTGAGCAATCTTATCAAATGGAGTTAGGCGACCTTTATTTCCGATTTTTCCGAAACAGCGCAAGCATCGTCGAGACAGCAAAGACAATCACCGGGATCACTAAAGCTAACCCTGCGGTGGTGACATCGGGTGCACATGGTTACAGCAACGGCGATTTTGTCGACATCGATGCGGTTGTTGGCATGACGCAAGTCAACAATAAAAGATTTAAGGTCGCAAACGTCGCGGCTAACACTTTCGAGCTTCAAGATGAGGACGGGAACAACATCAACAGCTCATCTTATACGACCTATTCAAGCGGCGGGACAGCCGAGCGCGTTTATCAGATTGTTTCGCCTTATCTGGAAACGAACCTTTCAAGCATTAAGTACACCCAACAAAATGACATCATGTATATTGTCGATGGTGCTCACGCCCCGCAAAAGCTTTCGAGATTAACTGCGACAACGTTCTCGATTGCCCCGGTCAATTTTGTCGGTGGCCCGTTCTTGCCTGAAAACATCACAGCGACAACGATCACGCCGTCAGCCGACACCGGGACGGGGATCACGTTGACCGCATCGGCCGCAACCTTCCAAGCCGGCCACGTTGGCGCGCTTTGGCGCGTGAAAGATGGCGTTGTTAAAATAACCGGATTTACAAGCACGACAATCGTCACCGGGGACGTTCAGGCCGAAGCAGACGGAACCGCCGGCGATCTTGGAACCGGCCCGGCCGCAACGGACGACTGGGCGGAAGGCGCATGGTCAACCGTTCGAGGATTCCCGACCGATGTCAAAATCTTCGAACAAAGTTGCTATTACATGGCGACGACATACGAAGGCTTGAAGGTTTGGGGATCTGTCCCGGAAGAATACGAAAATTTCACGCCCGGGGTAACGGCAAGCGATTCCTTGACATACCGGCTCGGCTCGGCTTCAGCCGATCGGCTTTTGTGGATGTATCCTACGACTTCGATCATTATCGGATGCGGATCGGGGCCGTTCACTTTTTCTTCAGTCGGTGATGCTCGCATTTCGCCGGTGAATACTCCGTCGGTTCGTCAGCAGAATGAAAACGGTTCAAATTCTGTCTCGCCGGTTAGAATCGGGCCGTTTGTTTATTACGTTGAGCGAAACGGGACGATCTTGGGTCAGCTAACGTATTCGCTTGAGACAAACAGCTTCGACACTAAAGACATGACCCGCTTGAGCGATCACATTTTGGGTGATGGTGTCGTCGATTTGGCAATTCAAAACTATCCGAACAATATTCTTTGGGCTTTGAGATCCGACGGTGTTTTGGCTACGCTTGCGCGCGAAGTCGAGGACCATATCAGATCATGGA